AAGTAATCGAATATTCAACCGTTCCTGTACTAGTTCCGGTCAATCTCGAAAACTTAATATCATTAGTTGAGAGTTTTTGATTAACCTTTAAGCTATCGTCCTCAACCAATGCTGCTAAGGAATGAACGTACCTATTTAAGCTATTTGATTCGCCACCCATATTAACTCACTCCTCATACATAAGGCATTTTAGCAACGCCTATAAAACCGGCAATTCCACTTCCGCTTGATGTTATGGCTACTGATATATTTCCTGTAGTCTGCATGAAACGTGAAGATTCAAGGGGTCCTATTAATGATCTGTATGTTTTTGTTCCAGTAGATGTCAAGGTAACAGTTAGAGAACCTATGTCTTTTCTCCATGCAATTGCTGTTGACCCTGCTGCTATTGTAAATATCAAATCATCACCACTAGTTGTAGAATTCAACTCAACGTATAGAAAAAACTTATCATCTATAGGCTGGTCAAAAGTGTACGTTACCGATGCACTCGTAACTGCTGTGGGTGAAAATGTAACCGAACTATCTCTTACCATTGTAGCTGCTGTTATAGCTGCCATGTTATCTCACTTCCTTTTTTATTTAAGATGTTTCAGCGGCATATGTCAAAGTCAAATTAACTAACCCTTTAGGCTGTATAACTTTATATCCATATACATGTAACCCTTTTACTGCATCCGAAAAAGAATCTTCCGGTCTATAAGCTTCTACACTTACTATCTGTTCTGCATAGCTTATTGCTTCTTTTACTCCTGCTAGTCCATAAGTTGTATAATCAGGGGCTGTTCCTGTCTGTGACAAGTTGTTAGATTCGAATACGTCAAAGCCTAAAACCCTACCAACCATTCCATTAGCAAACTCACCATCTGCTGTTACTGAACCTTCGGTTGTTAATAGTTTGCCAAGTATTAGTTTTGTAATTGCCCAAGGTGGCAATACCATAAATCTTCCGGCTTTTGGAACTCCGGCTTCATTCAAGTATTGTGCTGCTTCTGCAATTGTGTTAAACACTAGTGAACTATCAAAAGTTGCATCTGTTACGGTGTTAGCTGCACTTCCGTACAAACCGCCAATTGCAACATCAACCTTTTCGGATAATTTATAAGCTGCTTTTTCCATTGCTCTTTTCATTACCGAAACATTAGCCTGTGCTGCATCTACATCATCAACTTTAAATGCAAAATATTCTGCCTTATCGATTAATAGAACTGTCTGTGCTGTCTGCAATTCTTGAACTGATAAAGACGTTGAATTTTTTGTATAAGTTGAAACAGTTATATCTCCTATAGAATTTATTTTAACTGTATCCCCCTGTCCTCTAATTTCCCCTTCGTAATCTCGATTACAAATGGATGCCAATACGTGCGAAACCTCAAATGTTTTTAAAATTTCTGCCGCCCAAATCGTTGGGATAAAATTCTGTAATGACATTTAATTCACCTACCTTTTTTTAATTTACCAATGTACCTGCGACTTTTGAACTAACTCCAAATTCGCTGATACTTCTTTTTGTGTCATTTTTGCGACTGCTTCTCTTGATAATAAACCTTCTATATTCTTGGGTGCTTTTCCCGGTGCTCTTGAATATTCTTTAAACTTGCTTTCAACGGCACTTTCAATATTCTTTTTCCATGCTGTTTCAAAGGCTTCAAATGCTGATGTTGTACTTGCCTCATCTGCTCTTACAAAATACTTTGCTAAATCAACCGGTAACCCTTTTGTGTTAGCTGTTTCAATAGCTTTCATCTGCATTTCAGATTTAATGCGTGCTGCCTTTTCCGTTATAAGATCTTTCTCAATTGTTTTCAGTCGCTTCTGTTCTTCCGTTTCTTCCGGGTATCTCTTTGTTACTTCTGTTTTCACTGCTTCATCAATAACGGTTTGTAAATTATTAGTTTTCCATGTTTCCAAACCTTTTGTAAAGTGTGAGTCTAGCTTTGGTTGTATAACCTTTTTCCCATCTGTTGTTTCTAAAAATTCATTTACTCCATCCGGTGTAATTAACCCCTTGATGTATTTTTGAACTCCTTTATCTTCTGCATTTTTGGTTATAAACTCTTGAACTTCTTTAATATCCATACTGCTCCTTTTACCCTAATCGTGCTAGCCGAATAGTTTAAATTTTTATTTCAGATACATAAAAAAGAGCGCCCTCTTTTAAAAGGCGCTCTAGGCGCTCGGATATATCCGATATATTTATAATAACCCTTTTTTTACAAAATGTCAAGCGGCTTTTTTGGCATCATAGTATAGCAAGCTATTGATTTACATTTATCACATTTTATTTCAGCTGTGATATTGTATACGATTGCACCTGTGGAAGGTATTTCCATTGGCAACTCTGCTACTTTGTTCATTAGCAAATGACCGCATACCGCACATCTTACCGCCTCTTTTATAAACATTTAATCCCCCCATACTTTTAATGTCTGCTTAATATCCGCCAGACTGCCCTCATATTTAAACTTACTTGCAGATAACTGCTGTATCTTTTCCTGATTCTTTGCAATCTCATTATTAATCTGTTGTAACTGCGATTGCTGAAATATTGTCCTGTCTTTCATTTTTTTAGTAAAGGCGTCTTTCTTTCCATGCCCTTCTTTCAACATCCCATATCTTTCCATGCATTTTAACAAATCAGATTGTATTGGAATATATAACTCAATCCCTAATCCTTTAGCTATGCCACAGAAAAACTCACATGATGGTCTTTGTTTTTCGTACTCACTACCGACTGCCATATCAACACCATACAAGTGTATAATATCAAACCCTTCATAAATTGCTAATGCTATTTGAAAACTAACCGTATTAGTAAAATAATTAATACCGCTGTTGTCAATTTCAGATAACCACGCCTGTATTTCTTCGATTGGATAACGTATTGACATTGGTGCAGATTCGTAATGGTCAGGCATATATACAGGAATTGGACATTTATTATAATAATCCATTCTGGTCATTTCTGGTCTGTGTGAAACTTTAGATATAGAACAATGCTCTTCATTCTGGCTTTCAAACCATCTTGTAGCTCTGGGAAGCATATTCCAATGATCATTTAATCCCCAAATTTCCCAACTCGGATCGTCAAATGGTGCTTCTTTATATGACATTGCTGTCCCGACAATAGCAACCTTTTTAATCTTAGTCTTATACAGTTTTGATATATTTAACTGAATAGCTTTCTTTGCTCTATCGTGAACTTTTTTTAATACCTCTTTATCCGCAAAACCTTCGTTAACAACACCGCAATTTTTACGTTGAGGAATTATTTTATCGTGTACACTTTCAAGCCATTTCTTTATTTTTATATTAGGCGTATCTTGTGTTACTTGTAATTTTTCTTTTGGTATTGCTTCCTCATATTGTTTTTCAAGTGATATATCTTTGCTTAGTTTATAGTCTCCGTCCATTTTTCGCCTCTCTTTCGCTAATCAATAAATTAGCAAGTTTAATATCAAATTCAGTATTAATGTCTAGGGCATCTTCTTTTGTAATCTCAAATCCTAAAATTGTAGGGGTATGATAATGACTGCCCTCTGTACACAATGCCCTTATTTCATCTTTATATAATTCGTTAATATCTAAAATATTCATATCATCAGTTATTTCTTTATTTGCTAAATTCATTTTTGTTATATCGTGTATTCCAAAACCACCATTAGTAAAATAATATTTCAACTGACTATATACAATCGGTTGACCATGTAACCCAAACATATTAACCATCATGCCCTCAGCTAATATTTTTATATGGTTTAAATATGACACACTTTTTTCTATCGGATAAAGACATCCTAATGCTTCGGCTGTTGGGTATGTATTGAATTTTGTTATCCCATCAGTTAAAAGCTTGCCGGTAATCATAGGAGAAGTCGGGAACATAGTAACTACATGTGTGAAGTCACAAACCTCTTGCATTCTCTTAATTCCATGTATTGTGCATATCCCACCGCCGGCATGGTCATAAAATAATTGCTTAGGTCGATTGAAAACAGTAACGCCGTAACTTTCTGCTAATGCTTTCATATCTTCCCCATCAGTAGATAAAAAGACTTTATCAATATACTTGCAATTAGTTGCGGCTATCAAGTTCCATTCTAGCAACGGCTTACCGCCACAGAGGCGCATATTTTTACCGATAACTCTTTTACTTCCTGCTCTTGCTTGAATTAATAATGCGTATTTTCTCACTTTAAACCTCCTGCCGGATTAAAATTAAATAGATTGTCTTTCTTTGTTAGAATATTTGATTTCTCAAATGTTCCGTATTTGATATTCCCTTGAAGCATAACTTCTTCAATATCACTTACGCCTGTTAATTTTATACTTGATATCTGTTGATAGCCTTGCGAACTATATACTTTTAATAGTTCATCTTTTGCTTTTTTTGAATCACTTTTGTCAAATGTCATTATCACTAAGTTGCGTATGAATGCCATATTATTTCACCCCCTTTTTTATTGATTTTAAAATATTTTATTATCTTGTATTACTTGATAAAGTCCTGATTCAAGTTGTATAACTTGTTTTTCGCTTAGTTCAATATTGTTCATTCTGTCAATAATATGTATTATTTCGTGAAGAAACACAGATTCCTTTGCTGTTTGTGGAAGGGTTTCGTCAATCCGTATTTGTAAAGCATTAAAGCAACTTGTCCCCATAGTGTCCATATCTCTTGCCATGCTTTTCTCAAAAGTGACTTCAATCTCATGTCCACCTATTCTAACTTTTTCTGGTATGTTCAACTTATTTCACCCCCTTGTCTTTCGCCCATTCTGAATAGGTTTTATAAGGCACTACGCCCTCACCTCTTATTCTTCTAAAATCTGGCTTTACTCCTTCGACTTCATATATCAAATCGCAACGACAATTCACGTCATCAGCAGCGTTTCCTAAACTCCCCGGCTTTAATCCATAACCACCGGCACTACTTGCAAAGTTTTCTTTTACCTTTTTCTCAACGCCATCTAATGCTCCGTGGGCATCTCTTGTTGAGGCATCTAGTGAAGCACTCCATATCTTTGTCATTTCAACACCTAGCTTATCAGCATGTAGAACGCTGTCATAATTAGCATCCTCATGTATTCTATGCCCTTCCGTTCTTGCGATTCTTATTGCTTTTTTAGCATCTCCGCCTAATGCACCGGATATCCTTTTTGCCATTTTGCTATAAGGCTCACCTCTTACCAATCCTTGTGTCATTTCTTGATTAATCTTTGTTTTGATATATGCCTTATTCTTTATTAATGTTTCGTTCAATGTTAACCCTGATATAGGATTCTCAATTGCAAGTCTAATCTTTTCAGGATTGATTAACGTATAAGAAAGCCTTGCCTCAACATCTGTCTCAATAGCAAACGCTGTTCTGTAGTAACCTTCTTTGTATGTTTCTTCTAATCCTTTATGTAAGATTAGTTTTTCTCTTAGGTACAATGTTTCAATATGTTCACTAACAACCTTTTTTGTCTCTTTCAATCTGTTATATTTCTGCATTTCCTGATAGGTCAAAACACCTTTTACATCATACTTCCTAAACAAATCAGCAAACATTAATTTAAAAGAATCGTTAGTTGCTTTATATTGGAGGATTAA